GCATTCATGGAAGCATTAGAGAATGGCACTGATTATGAGTTATTCTTTAACGGTGAAGTAAGAGGCACTCTTTCAGCACAAGAAGTGTGGGATGAGATAATGTCATCTACTTGGGATTGGGCAGAACCTGGAGTTTTATTTATTGATCGTATCAGTGAGATGAATAACCTATGGTACTGTGAAGATATATACGCAACTAATCCTTGTGGAGAACAACCTTTGCCAGCATACGGTGCTTGCTTATTAGGATCATTCAATCTTACTAAGTATCTTGAAAAAGAAAAGAAAGGTTATGTATTTAACTTTAAACAATTTAAAAAAGATATAAAGCCAGTTGTGCAAGCTATGGATAATGTCGTTGATAGAACCATATATCCACTTAAAGCACAAGAAGATGAGGCTAAGAATAAAAGACGTATGGGTCTAGGTGTTACAGGCATGGCAAATGCTGGTGAGATGCTCGGATATCCATATGCATCTAAAGAATTTATGACATGGGCAGAAAAGATATTCGCATGTCTAAGAGATAATTGCTATAAAGCTTCGGCTATGTTAGCAAAAGATAAAGGTGCTTTCCCCTTATATAGGAAGGACTACCTCAAGAGTAACTACATTAGATCGTTACCAGCTTCCGTTCAAAGTCTTATAAGAGAACACGGAATCCGTAACAGTCATCTTACATCAATAGCACCTACAGGTACAATTAGTATTGTCGGTGATAACGTTAGCGGAGGAATTGAACCTGTCTTCAGTCATAAGTACGATAGAACTATACAGACATTTGATGGACCGATTGTTGAGACCGTAAAAGATTATGCGTACTCACATGGAGTCGAGGGTCGCACTGCAGATAGTATTAGTGTTAATGATCACTTAGATGTGTTATTATTAGCTCAACACTATATTGATAGTGCATGTTCAAAAACTTGTAACGTTAGTGGTGATGTGGACTATGATTCATTCAAACAAGTATATGTTAATGCATGGAAAGGTGGGGCGAAAGGGTGTACTACGTTCCGCATTGATGGAAAACGATACGGAATCTTTAACGAAACCGTGGAAGAAGAAGCGAAGGTATCTGGCGAGAATGAGGAAGTGGCTCAAGAAGAAGACAAGGCTGAAGCTTGCTTTATCGACCCAGCGACTGGCGTACGAGAGTGTGCTTAGAAAAGAACAAAAGGAGAAGTGAATGGCAGAAGACAATGTGATTAATGTTACTGATGTAGCAAAAATGGGTGTCGTGTTTGACACTCCTCCTGTCGCTCTTGCACCTAACGTATTTACAGATGCAAGGAATGTGAGATTTAAAGATGGTGCTATTAGGAAAATGGAAGGAGAGTTACTCCTTAATAACATAACAGAAGATCTTGGACCAGCCAACGAAGAGTTTGGTAAGGTGAGATACTTTGCAGTATGGGAAAATCCTAATAAGCAACCTCTTGCTTGCTACTATCTTTGGGTAGTGGACTATGTAAGAGCTAACGTCACTGTAGGACAAAAGATTTATATACAAGACCATACAGGAACTAAGAGAGACATAACTCCTAGTGGTCTTAATGGTGGAGATGGTTTTTCTTTCACAACTAGTGGATGGCAACATACATTATTTAGTGGTGGTTTTGCTTTTATTATTAACAATGGAATTGAAAAGCCTCATTACATACTAGACACTGCAGGTAATACAGATATCGCTAATATAGTGTTAGCTGAACTTCCTGGATGGGATAGTTATCAAGTTGAACAAAAGACATTCGATGACACCTATACTCAAGGTGCAACTACTGTATTTGACCTTGGTCAGAAAGTAGACTTTGCTAACAACTCTATTATAATTACAGGTGCTAACACTAAGAATGTACAAGCTGGAACACCAGCAGGAAGTGGAACTCCTAACGGAACTAACTTTGTTCCTGGAGATTTACCTTCAACTATTCCTACTGTTACTGGAAATAATTTTCAGTTATACACAGACACAAGTACAAATACTACAGTTGCAGTTATTGGTGGTCTCACAGTTAGTGATGCAGTTAAAGTTGTTATTGAGTCTAGAAATGTCGTTAAGGTTAGATGTGGTATAATACAATCATTCGGTGATTTGTTAGTTGCAGGTGATCTTACAGAGTTAGACTCTACTAATAATGCTATTATCAGAAGACTATCAGGTGTCGTGAGAACTTCAGATGTCGCAGTTCCAGGCTCTGTGCCTAATAACTGGAATCCATTTAGTGCTGGTGTTAGTACTGCTGATGAATTCACTTTGTCAGAAACTAATGTTATTAAAGATATGAAGTCTCTTCAAAGTAATATGTATATATACAGTTCAGACAGTATACATGTTATGAGACTTACAGGAAACGTTAATGCTCCTGTGTCATTTAGTCCTGTAACAGATGAGTATGGTCTATTGACTACTGGTGGTGTAATAGAATATGATGGTAAACACTTTATTATAGGTGGTAATGACATATATGTATTTGCTGGAAATCCAGGAGATATACAATCATTGTCTGATGGTAGAGTGAGAGAATACTTCTACAACAACCTTAATCCTATACATGAACAACAACTATTCACTTTACTCAATCATAGAGAAAATGAAGTATGGGTTTGTTATCCTACCTTAGCTTCTTTTGCTGGTGAGTGTGATGAAGCTCTTGTGTGGAACTATAGAGATAATGCTTGGACAGTTAGAGATCTTGATAGTGTTACTGCAGGTGATGTCGGACCAATTAAGGGTGGTGGCATACCAACAGCAACTATAGCACTCACAGGTAATTCAGGTAATGCTGGTTACACTAATAGAGGAAAGAAAGAAATACAAGCAGTCACAATTAATGGTGGCACACCTAAAAAGACAATAGGTACTAAGGCTATTAAAACTGTAGCAGTAGGAACGTTTAGTACGTTTACTACAGATACACTTGAAGTAGTAGACCTTACACTTACAGGAGACAGTGGACCAAATACAGTAACTGCTAGAAGTACTCTTACTTTTAACTCAAGTAGTACATTCACTTATGATAGAGATGGAAGTACTTTCCTTGACGGAGGAGCTAGTGTTATTATCACAGGTGATAGTAGTATTGGTACAGTAAATCTTCCAGCAAGTGCATTACTAGGCACTAGTCAAGCTGAAGGTGCTACGATAACGATGACGATACTTGTAGCAGCAGTTAGAGATTATATCAATAATAACAATGCTTTAGCAGATTTTACTGCAACTGCAAGTACAAATGTATTGACACTCACTTCAGATGTTCCAGGACCAAGAGCGTTTAGTACAAGCTCATTAGCCATAGGCGGTGGTGCAACAACAAGTATTGTAGTAGCTTCTACAAGAACTGGTGTTGGTATATACGGTATCACTGCAGCACTTAGTCCAGCAATAAGCATGAGAATACAAGCTCCAGCTGTTGGTGGATTGCATGATGCAATAGATGAGACAATAACATTTAGCACTGGAAAGAATAGTCAGGCATTATTAGCGGCAGATGCATTACCTTTATTACAAGCTAAAACAGTATTCAACGGTGGTAGTAGTTCTATCTATAGCGTATCGAATGTTAGTAATAAGATCAGGTTTATCTCTAGACTAGGTGGAAATCATAGTGCTCTCACTATCACATTTAAAACTAGCTATAGCGGAACTGATTATACAGAAACTACTTTTGGTGGTGATGTAACGAGTAGTGTTAGTGTAGTCACAACAGGAGTAAATAATAATATTCCTCCTGTAACTATGACTGTATCATTTCCTAATTTAAATACTGGAGTTAAGGTATTAGAAGGAACATTTAGTCGTGCTAACATAGTTAGTGAGATTAATACACTAGTTAATGCCAATTCTAATTGGACAAGTTCTACAAGTACAGGTTTAATTACTGCAAATGCTGCAGCAGTTGGAATACAAAATGTTAATTTTAGTGTGACGTTAGCTAGCATAGGTTCATTACCAAGTGGATTTACTAACAGTACTTTTACAGGGGCACAGACAAGAGCAGGTCGAGCAGCACATAGTACAACAGATACTATTACTTTAACTCCTCCTCTCGGTAATGCAATACAAGTGAATTTTGATAGTACTTCTGCATTTGATCCTGATTCAGGAAGCAGTCCTACCAATGTAGAAACAATAACTGCTACAGAGATAGCAACAGCATTAGAGTCAGCATGGACAGACTCTAGTTTCTTTACAATCGCTAGATCTAATGAAGTATTAACTTTTACTAGTGTGGCTAGAACAAATGTTACAGGAGCTTTTAGTTATACAGTGGCAAACGGTACGTCTAGGACTGGCACACTTGTCAGCCCACTTATCGCTAACTCTACTGGCAGTAACGTAGCAGTGACAGAGGGTATTAACGCAGTATGGTCAAAGATGACTCGTGTTACAATCACTCTACAAACACTTGCAGGTGATAGTGTTATATTTGATAGACATTATGGCGAAGGTCCAGGAAGATTATTAGATCCTAACTTCACTTTACTTCCAGGAGATAGTAGATACGGAGACACAGGATTGACTAGCGATAGTGCTTATCTAGCCGCATACTACAATCCAGATGCAACTCAAAATAGTACAGAACTAGCTAAGCCTAATGGTAGTGTAGTGAATACACTCACGGCAATGCAGGCTGCGTTAGCAACGATTAGCTCTAATCAGTTATTATTAGTAACCCCTAATAATGCGAGTTCACCAACTAGTATTATTATAAGTCCTAGTCAATTTAGTTCTAATGCTAACTATGTTAAATCATTTAGTCCAGCTACACAAGCTATTAATGCGAGTGTTGCACCCACAACTACTGCACTTACAGCTGCAGCAGAGGGTGCATTAGTTGCAGCAGGTAATCCTACGCAGAGTACTAGTGGAACTACTATTAATACTACATTTGATATTGTTAGACCTTGGAGTAGCCTTAATATAAATCCAAATAAATCTTTTCCTATCTTTGCGGAGAGTGGATTTAGCAGTGGTACGTTATTTAATCGTATAAGAGCTGGTGATCTTGGCTATGACTTCGGAGGTACTAATTATATCTCTTATTTCGAGAGACAACAACTCTCTATTACACCTAACTTTGACACTGAAACTATAGATACGATAGCTCTATGGGCGAATGGTGGAACGGTTACAGTAGTAGGCGGTGAGCCCCAAAGGGCTACTCTACAAGTGAGAGCTAGAGGCACTAACTTTTCTGGAGAAGATCCATTTTTAACTACACCAGAAGATAACACTCAGACTAACGCTAAGCGTAATAGACTTATTGTCAATGACTTTAATGTGGCGAGTAGTCATAAAGTAGATACTCGTGTACAGGGTCGATTTATTAACTATAGAGTTGATGATGCAAATGCAAGCCTAGCTAGTGGTTATGTAGCTAGTAATAATAAAGCTTGGAACATCTCTGGTCTTCAAATGAAGGTTAAGAAAGGAGGCGATAGATAATGGCTATTAATAATCCTCCTCTCACAGATAATAGTACACTTAATATGGCACTATTAGAAGTTATTAGAGAGATAAATCTTATAGAACAAAGACAATTAAAGTTATTGGCAGACATAAGAGCTTCTTCTAACTTTGCTGACTTAAAAATAAGGATAGATCAAAAATGATAAAGCTTATAGAAGATAATAATGTATTTGAAGCAATAAGTCTTATGAATGAGTCTACTCAGGGTCAATTTTATGGTTATGAAAAGAATGAAGCTATATGGATAGAATACTTTTTATCATTAGTTAAAAAACAAAAGGAAGGGAGTCCTCATGCTCTTGTCATAGGTGACTATGATAAAACTAACAAGCTAAGAGGATTTCTTTCTGCTTCTACTTTTAGTAATTACTATAATAAACAATGGGTTATGGATGTCAAAGATTGTATTGTCGATCATAACTACAACAATGCTTACGTTGTGTATCGTCTATTTGATCATATGATAGAGCATATAAAAAAAAATGGTGGAAAACATTGGCGAGCAGATTCTGTTCGTAGTGAAGAAGAAGCATATAAGTATGGTCGCTTCTTACAGAAAAGATATAATGCAGAACTACATGTCTCGGTAAGAGGTGTAATACAGGAGAATAAAGATGAACTATGAACCTAACTTAGGTCTATATGATATGCGTAGAGATACTGAAGGATTACCTAAGTCTCTTGCTAATAGAATAAATACTAATATATGTATGAAAGGTGGTGGAGGCACTACTGTTACTGAATCAGGTATGACTAAAGAATTTATACCTTATTATAGAGAAGCTATGGCAGATGCTCTTGCTGGATACAAAGAACGCAGAGGTAGAGGTGTAGAAGCTACAGTAGCTGATCTTAGTCCTGAGCAAAGACAAGCTTTGGCTTATCAATCAGCCTCCGCTGAAGATGCTATCAGAGGTCGTGGAGCTTATGATACAAGAGCTGCTCAAGACAGAGCTTTGAAAGACACCATGGGTAGCCTTATGGGTCAAGCCTCTAGTGGTGGTGCTCTTGGTTCTGCAAGAACACAAGCAGCTATGTCAGGAGCGTTAGCTAACCAATCTTTAGAACAGCAAAGACAAAGACAAGCAGATATTCAACAAGGTATACAGTCATTAGGGCAAGCTGGAACGACTAAACAAAAGTTTCAACAACAACTTATTGATGCTCCTTATACAGAGCAAACAAGACTTGCAGGATTACTATCAGGTGCTCCTCAATCTCAAACACAAACAAGTAGTGGAGGTGGCAAATGATTGATCTAGCATTAAGCCCAGAAGACGAACAAAAAAGAAATCAAATGATGCAAACTCAAAGAGCACCCCTCGCAACACCTCAAGCTCCTCAACAACAAAAGGGGATGGGTGGACAAATGATGGATATGGCTAAGCAAAGAGCGATGACAGGTGTTTTAGATGCTGGTCAAGGAGCAATCACTTCAGGCATCAGCAGTGCACTTGCACCTACTGTAGCCAGTGGTGTTGAAGGCGGTGCTATACTAGGTGCTGGCGGAGCAGGTGCTGGTGCGGCTATGGCTACAGCAATACCTTATGTAGGTGCTGGTCTATTGGCTGGTAAGGCACTTGGATTGTTTAATGAAGGTGGAATGGTTGGACCTTTGAGTCCGCAGTATAATGCACAAGGTACAATGTCAAAAGAACAAGCAATGGCACTGATGAACAATCAACCAGAGCCTATTCAAACAATGCCACCGACAAGTATGCCAATGATGAGAATAAATCCTGATGATTTATACAACGAGATAATGGCTGAAAGCATGACTGAAGCAGCTCAACAGGCTATGCCAATGATGAGACCTCCTCTAGGAGCAGACCCTCTCAATGCTGATAAAACATATAGTCCTTATGACATGATAAGACCAGATAACGCACCTAATACATAGGAGAAAAACATGGCATTTAAATCTAGTGCAGGCACAACAGCCTATCAACCAGCCCCTTCGATACAACCGAAGTATGGCTTTAGATATAGCGGTTCGAATTTTGCACCTTCTATGAGTCCAGCAAATATACCCCCAGTTAACTATACAATCCCAGCATACGAAGCTCCAACAGTAGCTCCTACTCCATATGCAGATAATACGTCTATGACTATGGGAAATGATAGTGATAATGGGAGTGCTATGGCAAGTACACAAATGTCTATTGATCAGGCAAATAAAGATATCAATAATGCAAATATAGGACAAGACTTTGGTTTACAAAAGACGTATGGACCAAGTCCAATGAATATGATTCCAGGCTATGGCTTATTTGGACCAGCAGTACCGACAAGTGGTTATGGAACTCCTGGAACTGTTAGTAGTCTTACTGGTGGTACGTTTGACCAGCAAGGAAGATCAATAGATCCTATAACAGGTTATGCGAATCCTGAGTACGCTACGATGGGAGCATTTGCAAATCAAATTATGGATGATCCTCTTGGTAATATTCTTGGTGATCCTAAGAATGCTTTTGATTATAGTGTAAATGATCCTAATAGAGCTAATTCCAATCAAGCACAGTCTTATGAATTTGCTTTAGAAAATAGTCCTCTCGGTAAAGATGCAGATGGTATGACTCAAGCTGATAAAAACACTATTGCTAAAAAGATAGGTCTTGATATGGGAATAGCTGAAAGTTCTTTAGGTGCTAACAGTGCAACTACAGATGCTATACAAGGTTTAAGTTATAGTGACACTGGTGCGGCAACTCAAGGCTCACAGTTTAGCTCTACAGGTACATTCTCTACTGGTAATGAGTCAGCAGCAGCACCCTCCGTTGATAGTGGTGTCTATAGCGGTGATATGACTGACAACAATTCAGATGATAGTTTTGATTCTTATAGTGGATCAACGAGCTCTACTGCAACTGCAGGTCGAGGGCAAGGAACAGGAACAAGTTATGCAGACGATGCATCATCTTCTAATAGTGGTGGAGGCGGAGGTAAGTAATGAACATTAAAAAGTACACAGAAAAAGATAGGTATGGAAATATGTTTTCCTACGAATTCGATGTTCCTTCTATGCAAGAGATTCCTAACCCAGAGATATTTAAACCAAAAGGAACTGATACTGTGCCTGCTATGTTAACTCCTGGAGAAAACGTAGTGAATGCAGAAGCATCGAGACTTCCTGGAGTACAACCTATGCTTGATAAACTCAATGACAAAGGTCGTGCTATTCAAAAGAAACAAGGTGGACCAATACCTAGCTACAATTCAGAGGGAGGTCAGATAGATTACTATGGCAATGACTATAATCAATCAACAGTTAATTCAGAAATAAGTACATTAAAAGGAATGGGATTATCTGATTCGCAAATCATACAAGCACTTATGAATAACCTTAATATGTCTCAAGGAGAAGCACAAGCAGCCTTAATGCCAGCTTATAAACAGGATGGCGGAGTTATTACCGAAGATATGATGCCTAGCGTACTTGATGCTATGAGAGAAGTAGAGTCTGGTGGTGATGTAAATGCAGTATCTGAAGTAGGTGCAGCTGGACCATATCAGATAATGAAAGCTACAGCATTAAAACCTGGGTATGGTGTAGAGGCTATAAGTGGTGCTGATAGATTTAATGAAGTAAAGTCAAGAGGCTTTGCTAAACAATATCTACAAGGTATTATGAAAGCACACCCAGAGTTTACTAAAGATCAGGTACTAACTGCTTATCATTCAGGTGTTGGTAATGTTCTTAAAGCTAAGTCTGGTGAAGAAGAACTTGGTCCTCGTGGTCAAGCATATGCTGGCAAAATAGCCGATGCAATACCTACAACAAAGATAATCACCCTTGATGGCAGACCTATAGAGCCTGGATTCATGTCCGCTCAAGCTAGTACTACTGATACTTCAAACAAAGGAGTTCCTGATTATATAAAAGGAATACCTCCTGAAGATATCTCAACAGACACTAGTGAAACAGGTCTTGGTAATCAGATTATGAATAAACTAAGTGGTGGTGAATTTGATTTTGATAAAGCATTTGGAGGTAAGGAAGCTAATCCATTTAATACCGACACCACACTTACCGATATCTATAATACTATAACAGATGCTCCTGGAGAGATATATGATATTATTAAAGGTAAAGCTACTGAAGTTAGTAGAGCAAAAGATTTAAAAAAAGCTAAACAATTTCTTGTTGATGCAGACAAAAATGTAGAATATTATAAAGAAAAATTTGATAATGAACCTAATGCTGCAAATGAAAAGAAATTAAAAGATGCTATTAAAGCTCAAAAAAAGATTTTAAAAATAGTTGAAAAAAGAACTGATTCAGTAGAGAAATTTACTTCTGATAAAGAAAAAGAAAAGAAAAAATATGAGAAAAAATCTTCAGAAGATATAGTTAACGAAAAGAAAAATAAAAATGAAGTAGTTAAAAAGATAATTCAAGATACTAATACTGCAGATTATGGTGAGGGTAAGCTAAGCCTTGACGAGGCAGATGAAGCTTGGGCTAAGAAAAACCTTACAGGAGAGTATGAGGGTGACTTTAGTCAATACCTTATAAATAAAGGTAAAGAATATGGCGGTGTTATACTAGATAAATCAATGGAGTATTTTAAAAATGCCTTTTCAAGTATGTTTGATGGTGAAGAACTCGCAAGGATGGCTCTTATATATGCTGGCTCTCGTGCTATGGGGTATAACCATGGTGGCTCTTTAAACTATTCTATGAAAAATTACATGAAGCGTGTTGATGCTAATCAAGCGTATGCAAAGAAAGCAGTTCTTGATAAAGACTTTGCAGAAAAATATACTCCAGAATCTTTATTAATATATGCTAAGACAGCAGACATGAATGATCTTATTCCTGCAACTAAAAAGATAAGTATGAAAACATCTTCAGGAAGCGGTTATCTTAGAGGTCTTGGTAAAGTACCTAAGTTTAAAGATAAAGATGGAATAGAGTATGCTAGAATAGGCAAAGATTATGTTCCGACTAGCCAGCTATATATTGAAGAGTGGGATGATAGTGCTCATGGTGATGCTGCAGTTACTAAACAATTTGATAATTACGGTGAAGCAATACATAAATCTACAATGAGTGGTATTGAATCTACCGATTCTTCTTATTCTGCGTATAGACCTATGGGTAGTGAAGCTAACTCTATTTATCGAAAGATATTAAGAAGTAGTGGTAGATCTATAAACGAAGCTCCTCAATTAAAAATGGCTATTGAAAGAGCAATGGTAAACTTTTATGAAGCTAAAGCTCTTAATAAAAAAGATAGTGATAATATAAAGCCTTATCGTTTAGAACAATACGTTCAATTAGAAATGTTTACTCCGTTAACTGGTATTGGTCCTGGAGCAATAACAGGAACTTCTCCAGATAACTTAGCTTTACTTGATAAACAAATTAAGAAAGATATGGATATAAAAAGTCCTAAAGACAAGGGTTATAATGATGAGTATAAAGCAGAATGGAAAGCGGCATATGATGCTTGGGGTCAAATACCTCAAGATGAAAGAGACCAAGCAATAGCAAATGCTGCTGAGAAAAAGAAAGATGACAATAATAATGGTTGGTCTGGTTTTACTTTATGGGCGTATAGAACGCCATCTGAAAGGATAAACGAGCTAATTAAATAAAAAAAATCCCTAGGAATTCTTAACACACCCTTATAGGGGAGAATCCCTAGGGATACTTTATTTTAACAAGGAGGTCTATATGGCTGATATTGAAGGCATTGACGGAAAAAAATACAATCTTACTGATGGAGATACTATTAGTGATGGCGTTCAAAGCTATCGTATTCAGGGATATAACGCTCCTGAAACTTCTAAAATATTTAGTGATGAAGAAAAAGGATTAAAGTTTAAAAAAGGTCAAGTAGGTGGAGATGAAACTACCTCTGCAGTTAAAAGAATAATTGCAGCAGGTGGTTTTAATATTATTGAAGATTTAGATAAGACTGATTCTTTTGGTCGTAAGAGAATAAGAATAAAAAATGCACAAGGAGATGATTTAACTAATACATTATATCGATCTGGTGCTATTGATATGAACCTATTTACTGATGAAGAAGGTATTCAAGCAGTTGATGCTGGTCGTTTATCAAAAGAATTAAACGGAAAAAGGCTATATGAAGATATTGTTAATGATGAACTGGGAGAGGTTAAACAACAACCTATTTCTTTTAAAGGTAGTGCCTTAAATGAAAATGAGTATGCACAATCAGTAAAAGAAGTTGTTGCTGATCAGATGGGCTTAGATTTAAACAATGAAGCAGATCATAGAAAAGCTATTAATATAGTACAATCAGGAAACTATGATCCTCGTAGTATTCCTTTTAGCGGTATAGATTTTAGACAATCAGATAGAACAAAAGAAGGTGTTGCTTATAACCAAATGACAGAGGCTTGGAATACAGGTTGGAAAGGAATGGCTACTGGCTTAGGTGGATTTGCAGAGCTAATGGGTGTTCAGTTAGGAAGTGATACTATCAAAGACTACGGAACTGACCGAGTAAGAATGGCTAAAGAAGATCTTGCAAGAATGCCTGCCCTAAAAAATTTAGATTATCGAGATATAGATAGCATTATGGATGGATGGGGGTTCATGACTAATAACTTAGCCATGTCAGCACCTTATCTAGTTACTCTAACTGCTGGTACATTACTCGCTCCGTTAACTTTAGGTGCTTCCGTACCTATAGCTTACGGATCTACTGCAGCTACTTATGCTGGTCAAGTGTGGAATGATATTATCGGACCTAAGGGTCGTGCAGAAGCTACAGGGTCTATAATGGCTGGTACTGCTATGGCTTTATTAGACCGCCTAGGTATGAAGGCAATCATGAAGCCTTCTGAATTTCTTACTAAAACTGGTAGGGAGAAAGTAATACAAGCATTAGTAACTGGGAGCAGTGCTTTAGGTAAAGGCATGACCAGAGATAAGGCAGAAGAATTATTAGCTACTGAAAGTAAAAAGGTAATTAAAGAGACCATTGAAGGTATGGGTAACTTCGCTTCTGATAATATTAATAATAGTCAAATTGCTAAGGACTTATTAAAGAGAGCTGGTCGAGGCGGATTTGCAGAAGGAATAACAGAAGCAGCACAAGAAGGACTCGGTTACCTCTCATCTAAAAGTATGTCGGAAGGAGGCTTAGATCAGCATTTTAATGCTAATCAATTCACAAACCTATTAGCTGCTTCGGCAGTTGCTGGAGGTACTCTCGGTGCTGGCTTTGGAATAGGTGGCGGTGTAATAGAGGCTGGAGACCGTTATGCGACTCAAAAAGGTCTTGAGACAGGAAGGATAGGTAAGCTAGGTAAGCTAGATATGATGTCTCAAGAGATTCTTAAACGAGACGGTGATCAAGGTTCTATTGATGCTCAAATATTAAACTTACAAAAAGAAACCAGAGATGCTAAGTTAAATAAAAACTCTAGCGTTACTAAAGATCGAGCACAAAGCGGTGCTATACCTAGAAAGTTTATGAATATAGTAAAGAACCCACTTAAGTATGCTGGAGAGCTATATCGTGCCTCATCACTCACTGCGTTAGGTGCAGATATTCAAAGAAGGTCTAAACATGCTAGAATATTAGCAGGTCTTTTAGGATCTGTTGCAGGTAAAGTATATTCAGGAAGAGATGTACAAGCAGCAGAAGCAAGAACACGAGCTGAATTATTAGAAATAATAAATCCTAAACGTATATTTGAAAGATTTGGTATGAGAGATAGTATTACTAATTCTCAAAAGGTTTCTGACATGATAAGAAGATATAAAGCAGGTGACACTGCTAATATGTCTCAATCTGATATACAAGCCATAGAACAAACTATTGAAGAGCTGGTAGAATTCCAAGATGGTATTTATAATTTAAAAAATATGACACAAAAAAATGAAGGTCGTAATAGAAAAGATTTGGTCGAACAAAAAGACTATTATCTTAATAACAAGTCATGGGATTGGCAAAAGGTTAGACAATATCGTGATGAGTGGTATGATTGGATGCGAAAAAATACTAAATATAAAGGTCAAGAACTTGATGATTTGTATATGAAAATATCTAATAACGAAAATGCTACTGATTTTTCAGTAGTAGAAGGTGTTGAATATATTCCTGGATATTCTAAAGATGAAAACAAAGAATTTTCTTCTAAGCCTGGATTCGATAAGTTTGCTAATGATAATATTTTACAAAATATGATTAACAGTGCTAATCAAACAGCTAAGTATGCCTCTTATACTAAGTACTTTGGTCGTGGCGGTAAAAATTTAGATTACCTTTTAAATAAAATGGAAAAAGAAGATGGGTTAAGCAGAGAAGAAGTAGCTGAGATAGCTTATCATGCAAAAAATATTATTGATGCAGGCACAGGTAACTATAATACTATTAAAAATAGAAAGTTAGCTGCCTTTCAACAAACAGCAGCCTTCTACGCTGCAATGGTTGGTTTACCTCTATCTGCTATAAGTTCTTTTCCTGAATTTGTTATGATAATGTATCAAGGTAGAGGAGGAAAAGACGTTCAAAGAGGTATTCTTGCTGGGGTTAAAGAAGGAGTTGAGATATTTAAATCTATTGCTCAAATGAAGTTAAATAAAAAGTTAGGACATGTACCTCGTGCCAATATAGATAGGGAATCTTGGACACGATTAACTGATTCAGGTCTATTTAACGATGATGCAACTATAGCTACTCGTCTTGGTTTAGGTGAGACTGATATTAGTAAAGCATGGTGGCAAAAACAATTCTTTAAATATTCAGGTATAGCTGGAGTTACACAATTACAAAGAGCGATTGCTGCTTCTGCAGTAGCTGGCTTTGTTGGTGATAGAATAAAAATACTCTCTGCTAAACCAGATAATGTTGAAATGAATCAAGATCAGCTAGAGATATATACGCAATTAAATAACTTAGGTATCGATGTAGAATTATTTATACAGATATTTAGACGTTATGATGATCCTGTTATCTTTGATAAGATGATGTTAGATGATAACAATGCTGATTATAAAGAGATTGAAAGACAGATGGATACTGCCACATGGTATTTTGTTAATGACAGAGTGCAGAATCCTCAAGCATATAATAGACCTATGTTTTTCCAAGATCCTCATTATCAGTTATTTGTACAGTTTAATGGTTTTATATCTACATTTACAGCTAACATTGTACCTAAACTATGGAATGACTATATTAGAAATGGTAGTCCTAGAATGAAGTACAATACATTTGCACTTGTAGTAACTATGATGGCAGTAGCAGGTGCTTCTCAATGGCTTAAAGACTATATCAAATTTGGAGGAAGTACTCCGTATCTTAGTGATGCACAATTATTACAAAGGGCATTACAATCTTCTGGTTTATTAGGTACTGGAGAACGTCTACTTCAGGGTGCTTTGCCTTTATATCAAGGCAGAGACGAAAGTATAACAGATAGATTGTTTGGAGAAACCGTAGGAGGATCACCTACAGTAAGGTCTATTGGAACTGCTATGAAGGCTATAGGTGCTCTTGGTAAAGGAGAAACTGAAAGAGCAGCTGGTCATGCAACTAAATTAATACCTGGAGTCGGTCCAATAACTCCTATTAGAAATATAATAAAAGATTTGGTACATGGTAAATATCCAGATCCATATCCGTATGCAGATAAAGGAGATTAAGTATGGGAAAGAGAAGTGGTTTTAATTTTTTAGATGAATTAGAACAAGGTAATATTCAAACAGAAGAAGCGGCTAGAGAAAAAGCTAACGTAGCTAATCAACAAACAGCCACTATTGCAGATAAGCAATTTAATATTGAATTCCCTACCGATCAAATGGTAGAGCGAATGAAAGGAGTTGAAGATACTCCTCAAACTCAGGTTGCAAATCAGCCAGTAGCAATAGGTACTGGTCCTAATCCAGAAAATGTCCAGCCTGCTGACTTACAGAGCAGAATTAACATAGATCCTAGTCAAGAAAGTATTAGAGAAGTTCAAAAATCTAATATACCTAATGTCGCTGATCCAAAAACCCAAGGGTTATATGGAGAGACTATAGGTCAATTAGGTCCAAAACAAAAATCAGAAGCACTGTATAGTACCTTAACAAAAGAAGCTATAGATAGACCTAATTTTAATTCAGAAGTAGCTAAACTATTTGGAAACGAAGTAGAAAGAGAAGTGCTAGAAGATAATGCAAATAAAAGACTGATTGCTGAAGATGATGGTATGATGAATTTGACTGCTGCATTATCTTTAGGCTCTAAATCTTTTCAATTTGGTTCTGGTAAGGGTTCTCTCTTTGGAGAAAAAGTAAATTTAACTGATCAAGATATATCAGATTCATTAATAGATCCTATGAGTGTATTAAAGAATAATAGTAGTGAATTTAGTTATGCATTAAAAGGGTATGATAAGTTAAACTTATTAGTTGACCCTTCTAATCCTCAATCAGATATTAGAGATGAAGCAGGTAGTACTGCTATGATGGCTGTTATCTTTGAATTAGGTAATCGATTACAATTACAAGACAAAGAAGCAGATAAAGTATCTAGTCAAAGACAATATGATTCTGCTCTTGATAGAGTTAATATGGGTAAAGCAGTTGGTTCTACTTTTGAAAGATTACTTTACCCTACTCAAGGATCTGATCCTTCAGAAATATTTACAGGTGAAACATCTGAATTTGGTTATAAGTATAGAACTACAGAAAGAGAAAGATCTTTATTAGGGCAAGTAATCTTAGAAGGATTAGCATCTAGTAGTGCTTTTGATTGGATTGAAGGCAGAACTATAACTATGGAAGATGGAAAGCAAAAAAGAACTTATGAAACAACTAGAACAGGTGAGAATAAGCTATCGGCTATTCGATCAGCTGCAAGGCAAGCGTTGGGTATGGCTAAACATAACCGACCAGTATCTAATGTTCCGCTTAATAAAGGTAGACTTAGGGGAGAAGGAGCTTATACTCAAAAGCAATTAACAACTCAGGTTCAAAAAAATTATCTCACTAAGGAAATCGATGTTGCTATACAAGCAGCATCTACAGTTGCACATACTACATCACCGCATAAGCTATTGTTGTTAGGTGGTATACTTAACTCTATGAATCCTTTCTTACAGAAAGCAACTAAACAAGACAGTGCTTATCTCAAAAAGAAAAGGCTTGCTTTAGAAAAAGAATACAAAGAAAGAGCAGCAGTTGATCCTTCTTTTACTCCAGAGAGTTTAGGAGGAGAAGACTTTGCAGCTATTGCAGCGAAAGAAGCAATGAGAATACAAGGTAGTCACAGAGCTATGCGTGTATCTCAAATGAATGATGGGTTATTACAATCAGGTCGTTCTTTCTTTTATGGTTTTACTGCAATTAATAACTCTTCTCGCTTAATGATAACTCAAACCGAACTTAATTATCAAGCAGATAAAACAGCTAGATTTATAGTCGATGGAGCTAAACAATCTAAAGTAGTTAAAGGCTCTAATAGTAAAACCGAAAGAGGTTTTTTACAGATATTAGCAAGGGCGATTGTGCCTGGAGCTGATAAGATATCTAATGAAGCACAACTAAGAGAGTTTGAAAAAAATAAAGATCAATATATTCAGTTTGGAAATGAACTATTAGCCTATACAGAAGCGAATGCAAGTAATTTTAATGACTTAAAAACTAAAGCAGAAAATGGTAATGATACTCAAACTTCTGCAGGGTTATCGTTAAGTCCTGGATTACAGGCGTTATTCGAAGAACAAGGTAAAGATGCTTTTTATTTTACAATGGATGCTCTTCATGAGTTAGCTCGATATGAAGCAATGCCTTCTGGAGGTACATTACTTACTAGGGTTAAGGCTGAAATAGATGGTAACTCTAACGGTGCTGTTATACAAGCTTATCAAATGGGTGTTGAGAATATACTTAGGAAAGGCGGAGTGTTATATGAAACTAATCCTAGCACTAAGTCTCTTGAAGACTTTGAAGGCGATATAAGAGATGATGTATTTAATTTTATGTTTGGGCAAGAGCAACTTGTTAAAGAACCTAAAACATGGGATGATATCTTTGAAAAGATTAGAGATGCTAAAGGTAAAGTAAAAGAACTAATGAAATTACCTATTATGACATCTATTTATGGTCAAGATGCACAGTTTCATGAAGAATCAGCTAGAAAATTTATTGATGATAACCCTGATTTCTTTGCTAATTTAGATTATGAAGAATCTGTAGCTGATCTTACTAAATATTTAGAGGTAGCTCTTAACAACGGTCTTGGTGGAGCTTTAGCACACGCTAAATTAGCTAAACGGATGGGTAGAGTATTTAACTTTGCTGAGAGAATGGCAACTACAGTTGGTCCTAATGGATTTGAAGTTCAGTCAGGCGGTTTTGAGTATTCATTAGAAGATACTATTATGTTTGACTTTGGACCTGAAGCAGATCAGCGTACTAAACCTGCACAGATAAGCCTTATGAAAAGAGATTTTAGTGCTGCAGCAGAAGCTAAAAAGAAAAAAGTTAAAGGAGGATTTCTTTCTAATCCTGGATCTGGTAGTAAATTACGTAATCAATTTGCGGTTAATGCTACTCAAAATATAGATGCAACAATAGCTCAACGTACTATAACAGAAGTTATTGGTAATAATCCAGATAATTTAGTTATGCAAGTCTATGATGCTTTTATGGGTGATTCAGATACTTTTATTGAGTTAAAAAGCGTAGCAAATAGAGTATTTCTTGATGTTAATAAGAAGTATAACTTATTAGAATCCGAAAGAGATGGATTTAATAAAATGAAAAGGCAGATGCGAGAAGACATAGCAAAAGCAAAAGCTAGAAATGAGCTTATGGATATTGGCAGAGCAGGTAAGTATAAAGAATTAGGTAAGTTTGTTTTCTTTGGTGGATCTATTATTAGAAGAGACATGGAAGAAGGTAAAATACCTAAAGGAACTTACGACCAGATAAATATCTTAAGAGCCATGGTAAAAGAGTCGGAAGGCGGAGATCCAAATGTTAATATGACTACAGTAAAGGGTGAAGATCCTTCTGTTAAAGTAACTCCTGAAGTATTCTTAGAATTATTTAATAAATCAATCGAAATACTTAATATTGAAAATGATTTAAATAAAATGATAGCTGAAGTTAATGCAGAAAGGAAGCGATTAAGTGCACTTATAACAGATGAATACGTAGATCAATACGCATAAACAAACATACCCCACAGGGAATCCTTACGGAAACCTTGTGGGGTATTTTTATTTTACATTTTAAGACCATTATCTTTAGCCGCCTTCATCGCAAGATGTCTTTGCTTATCAGCCATTTGTCTTGCTTTACTTTCTTCAAAGCCTTGTTTAATATAACCGTTCATATTATTTGCATGAACAACATCTAGCATTGCTCTATTAAAACCTTCTTTGCCTACTAAATCAGTAGATACACCTAGCGTTTCTGCAAATTCTAAATCATTAAAGTTATTTCCTTTTTGGGCTAACCAATTTTTATTTTCCATTATATTCTCCTATTAACAGAAGAAGTAATCTGATTCGATTACTCCGTTTACATTCAAAGCACCTATTGTAGGTTGCTCACCCTCATAGCCTCTTCCAAATGGAATTGAGTCATAGAAGTTTTCTTTGTCGTATATTTTAACGAACTTGTCTCGTGCATCTATCATAAGCTCTTCTATCTTACTCGCATGAGCACTAAATGAGTCGTGTACTGCACCAAACTCACCATCCCAATCGGCTACTACAAGAGCCATATGAGCTGCATCAGAGCTATGAACAAAGTTAGGACTGATACCACACATAAACCCTCGTCTATCTGGTATATCTGTCTTCTCTCGTATCACATGCTTGAACCTTAGCTCACCGTCTGGTGTATTGAATCCGTAGCAGTCTACTTTAGCAGGTCTAGTACGATAACATTCGTATATTACTGGAAAGCCTGACTCAGATTCCCATTGTATACCACGACCTCTATCAGTACCGTATGTAGCTAGCCAATTAGATATCTCTTTATCAGCTAACCTCTGTAGGTATCTCATGGTGTCTAATGGTCCTGGGCATACCTCTTGTATAGCTCTGATCACCTGACTACTAAGCTCATCACAATCCCATGTGTTGATATCGTAATCTTTAGTGTAGCCAAACTGATAGCAGTCACTGTACATAGACTCTGACATCTTCTTCTGACCACAACTATAAGCCCTAGTCATAGCCCCTCGTTTAGCTATACCCTTCCTGATATGCTTCATAGGCATTTGTCTTTCTTCAAACCAATCAGGCATCCTTTCACATAGTCTCTTAGCTACCTGTACGTAGAAGTCATTCTGAATATCTACTGGTACAAGACCTACTAGCCTACCTGTGAGTGAGTCCTTAGACATAGCACCTAGGTGTTGCCAACCATTGTTAGCACCATCAATAGGTATAGGTAGCTGAGTATAGAACTCATCTTTACTCTGAGAGTACTTATACCACTCAATACAACAAGCCATGAATGCTATTCGTTTCTCTGCTTCTTCTGCAAAGATTCTCATCTCACCCATCTCTATTATCACATCGAGGTTCTCTTGAGTCCATCTAGCTCTGTCTTCTAGGGTCATTTTATCTACAGATATAGTGTCTAGCTCTTCTTCCAAGAGTATCTTCTTATAGTCTGAAGATGCCCAATTAGGTATTTGATCTATACTGTATGACTGATTAAATGAACAAGCAGTATGTACTGCAAGCCAGAAGTTAGCAGTCTCATCAAAGAGTCTACCCTTGGCAAACAATAACTGACTACGAGCTATATCTGCCCCTTGAAAGTTAAAGAACGGTTCGCTATAGTATAGCCTACCTCTATAGTCTGCATCTAGATAAAAGCTAAACTCTTTATCTAACCACTTATCAGCTGCAGCCATCACCTCTTTGACTTCTCTATTCTTTGAGGCTTGACGTTGATAGAGCTTAGCGTTCTCATTCTTGTCTTCTCCGCTATACTCTTCATTACTTATGAACATATCCCAGTTCTCTAGGATAGCCTTATGCACATCAGAGTTTACTACAAATCTAGTTGCTTGTAGTTTATTTATAGCTTTTACAAATGGTTTATTAAGATAGTTTAAGAACTTATGTTCTTTAGATTTATCCCAAGTCTTTATAACTGACTTACCGTTGTCTTGGAATAGTCCTTTGATTGGTGGAATCACTGTAGCACTAATACAAGTTGTTTTACCTGCAATTACTTCCATCTCACCCCACTTAGGAGTAGCATGTATGGTCACTGGCTTACGACTCTTCATATGTCCTACAGAGATAGTTAGATACCCACACATAACGAAACCTTCAATGACTAGATCACCTACTCGTACATGATCTCTGAAGTTAACGTTAGAGCTATCCCAACCTTCCACTATATATTTGCCTATTGCCATAGAGGCTTGAGTTATTGCTGACTCACCTTCTACCTTATTGCGTTTAAAGCAACGTTGAATTACCTTTCTAGCATAGGATACCATATCTTCTATTAAGAAGTCTAGCATGTCAACACCATCCGTATCTATCATACGCATGAGTTGTAAGTTACGTCTGGGTTTAACACCCAAGTTGTCTCCTCTTATTTTATTGAGGAGGTAGTCCTTTATGTCCTGCATGTATTTCTCTCTCTTTCTCTGGACTTATATTATAACATGTTTACTTCTTTTTTGCAAGTACTTTTATCATCTTTTTATTATTTAATATTGCGTATCCAACCATATCTTTCTCATACGCTTGTCCGACCACAACATTATCGATACCAGACTGTAGGATAAGCTTAGTACACTCCGTACAAGGAGAAAGCGTAGTGTATAGTGTAGCACCTTCTCCGTTCGTACTAGAACGAGCCAGCTTACATATAGCATTAGCTTCAGCATGTATAACAATAGGGAGTGTACGACCAGTTGTATTATCCTTACAATTATTAGGAAACCCTGTAGGAGTACCGTTCCAACCCATTGAAATAATGTTACCGTCTTTGACAATAACTGCTCCAACTTTAGTATCTGTATCATGAGACATCTCAGATACTCGCTGAGCGATATCCATATATAGATAATCGTATCTCTCAAGTTTAGCTTTTTCTTTAACATTATTTACTGTCATTTCCTTCTGCCTTTCTTAGCATGATTAAAGCTTCAGCTATAGAGGGTATCTTACCACCACTCTTAGCTGCATTGTTCTGTATCTTAATAAGTTTTCTCTTTATTTTCTTCATTTAATTTCACCACTATGTAATTTTTACAGTCACTTTCTGACCACTCAACAAGATATCTTACTACCTTGTTAGCTCTTAGTTGATTAATTATTTTCTCAGCATCTTCATGAGCTGGGATCATATGATTCCTTGAGTATCTTACGTTCATTGTCTTCTAGTTCCTTTATCCTATTCATTCGCATTATAGCTTGTGTACGATACATATTACGCTCCTTAGTAAGCTTATCTATATGCTTACCAAGTAGCTCTACCTCTTGACATTTCCTCATATACTCTTCAGTCATTAGTCTAACACCTCAAAGTCTAAACCATCTGTCCATGTAAGACGAGATGTATTATGATGATACTTAGCCGCACCAGCTGGACCAGTCTTACCTGTAAACCTAGACTTAAGAACAGTGAAGTTGATAGTGTTACGTACATCATCGTTCTCATCAGTCATGTTACGACTAAAACCTATAATATCAAATGATATCTGCTTAATAGAGCCTGAACCCTTGATATCATCTAGACTAGGTAGCTTACCTTCCTCGAAGTTCTTACTACCCACGAGTCCTTTTCTCAGGTGACTGATAATACCCAGCCATATGTTATGCTTCTTAGTTATCTTCAGTAGATCTGACATAACCTTATCAATGGCTTCATTACCACTATAACCTTCAGCACCTTCAGATACTGCGATAGTGATATGGTCTAGTATAAGATACTTACAGCCCATCAGAGCCATGTACTCTATCTTATCTATCAGTGACTCATCACCTACAGAACCTTGATGATCAAGTAATACTAACCTATCAGTACCAAATACTTCTTTAGATGCCTGTTCTTGATCTTCAAGTGGCACATCATACTCTTGTAGGTTCTGTCTCAACTGCATCTGAATAAACTTCTCAGCAGTATCACCAACAGACTCTTCGAGTGATATCATACCTATCTTATCTTCTGACTTGTTAAGTAAGTCTAGCACTATCTCTTTGATAACAGTAGACTTTCCTGAACCAGTACCACTAGTAAACAAGGTTATCTCACCGAACCTCATACCGTTAGTCTTATCATTGATACCTCTAAGGCAATCAGGGTATGGTATACTCTCTCTTGATTGTCTCTCAAGGTACTGTTCCCACACTGCTTCGTGACCCATGACAATACCAGCTGGGCTATAGGGTTGTGCATCCCATATAGCTTCCATGACTCTCATGTAGCCACCTTGATTGAATAGTTCACAAGGATCTTTGGCAGTACTACTAGTTACTTTGATCTTATCTATACCGATTATATTAGCAGCTTCCCTAATAGCTTTCTTACCTGCATCATCATTATCAAAGAATAATACTACTTCATCAAACGATCTGATCCAAGTCCTATTAAGGAGTAGACTCTTGAGGTTAGTTGACGAAGCAACACTGATAACTGGGTAGATTTTCTTGTATTTGTTAAGTGAAGCTTGGGCGACCGCCATCGCATCAAACTCTCCTTCCGTAATAACGAGTCTCTTGCCTCCATTTCCAAAACTTTGACTACCAAAAGGCTGAACATCTTTAAATTCTCCTACAGTTTTAAATTGTTTAGGCATAGTACGTATCTTATATGCCGTTAGTTTATTATCAGCATCATAATAAGGATAGCAGTATGCCTCTATTTCTCTCTTATCGTTGTACATAACACGAACATCGAAGTGTTCTGCTATAGCTTTAGTTATACCTCTCTCCTGACAACCTCTATGGTCACCAAGAGTTTCTTTAAACTTATTCATATCTATTACTACATTAGACATATTAGTCATCTTTATTTCCTTTCTGTTTCCTACATCTTGCACATGCACACCACATACAAAACAGAAGCCATGGTTGTCATCATACAGAGCGAACCCATCTGAGCTACCACAGTCTTCACAATTAGTTTTACCTATCTCTTTACTTTCCGTATAATCTTTTTTCTTTAGCATAACGGTTTTCCTTTCGTTTACGTCTTGCTCGTGTTGAGCGTGCATTACGCTCTCCTCTTTTGTTACCAAACAATTCATCCCATTCTTTTTCAGGTGTTATACTGTTCGTGTAAGGTGTTTTCTGTTGAATTATATTCATTGTATTCCTCTATAAATGATTTAGTTAACATCCATCTCTCACTACCGAGTGTCTTATTATAGAAGACTTTCTCGCCTTGATCATCTAGTAGTGTGAGTACTTTATGCTCTATTTGAAGTTCTATTTCTAAATAGTTTAGAGCAGATTTATCTGGTGCTTCATGTAACATAATAAAGTTATAGTCATCTTTGTTCTCAGCTACCTTTGTAGATATCTCTGAACTAGATGAAGCATAAGTCTTCCAGTTAGATTGTCTTACTCGTTTACCTTTACTGTAATTCCAATAAGACTTCTTACCTATATATCTCTTACCAGTGCTCTTCTCAATGATAAGGTATACAAAGCCTTCAGCTTCATAAGGGTTATTCTTAAATGTGACTTCCCATTGACCATTAGGTCTTGCATCATCACCAGTAGCTTGGTAAGCCTTCTGATCAAAGGCTACACACACAGTGCTATTGTTAGGGTTGACCCATACAGTCAGGTCACCCTCCCATTCTTTCTTTAATTTCATTTTAGTTCTGAGATTAGACTTACACCTTATTTCACCGTGCTCTTCAGTCTTTATACCAACCCAACCTTTACTATCTACTTTAGTAACTTCTGTGATGATAACATCTTCATATCGTTGGTGGTCTGTTATATTAGACATAACATTTCCTTTCTATATTGAGAAGAAGTCATCTGCAGTACGCAGAATATGAACACCATTAGCGGTCTCCATTAACTTCTCTTTCCAGTTTACTATACCGAACTTAGCTCGATAAGCTGCTAGTACTCTAGCCTTACGTCTATTCATTGGTACGCCCTTAAGCATCTTCTCAGCAGTCTTAGGACCAACCTTAGGTAGTCCAGGAAGATTGTCTGTTGGATCACCCTTAAGCATCTGTAACCAGTAATGCATGTCAGCACTGTCCTCATCTACCTTGTAGAACTGTTCTCTACGAGGATTATAATGATCACCGACAATACAGTCAAGGTCTTTATCAATGTGTACCACACAGAATTCCTCTTTCTTTTCAAGGAGTTCTACGGATTTAATACGTACCATATCATCTGCCTCCATACCATGAGAAGGTATTGCGAGTTCTTTCTCAACAATAAGATCCATCAATGGTCTAAACAGACTTGCATCTTCTGGAGGGTCTTTACGGTTAGCCTTATACTGTGGACATAACTTATACCTGAAGTTATCTTTACCACCACAGTATACTATCACTTCATCAGCCCATATAGGACCAACCCAGTTCTTTTCTAGAAGATACTTGTAGTTATCCAAAGCATCTTCTACTGTTTCTCTTTGCCATGCGGCTTGATAGATACAAGAGTCAGCATCTACTACTGCTATCATTGATTATGCCAAAGAGATTCTAACTCTTCTTCCAAGTCGATATCTAAATGATCTACTAAATGTCTATGCTCTAGCATATAATCTCTGTATTCATCCCAGTTTTCTGCAACGTATACAAACTCATTTGCTATTTCATAGAATTCATCTTCCATTTCCATAGCCAGTCTTTTCATTTGTCCCATAGTATTTCCTTTCTAATGAACATCTGCGTAACAGTTACCAATGACACCATCGCCATCCATGCATGTTACATTAAATTGTTTTGGTGCTTCTCTAAATGACTCAATACAAATCTCTTTGACTCGTTCTGCATCACTCTCTTTCGCTACCCATGCCATCTCATCGTGATAGAATATGACTGGATAAGCATCTAGTTTCTCTTCAGCTATCTTATTCATGGCATAACCTACTGCGGCTTTGCATGTGATAGCTTCAGCTGATTGTAGTAGGTAGTTCAGTGATTGATGAGCACTGTTAACGTATACCCTACGACCATCAAGGGCAGGAACAAAAGCATTCCCATAGCCATTCTTTGTCTTATTAAAGATGGTATCCAGCTTTGCTTTGATCTTACCCAGTCCTGGAATTGCTGATTGATACTTCGCTTTACTTGCATTACCAGCCTTATCATCTGGTTTTCCTGTAAGTATCGTACCCAGCTTCTTACCTCCTCCACCGAATAGGTAAGCATAGAGCCATCTCTTAGCATCACCACGAGTACTACCAAGGATATTAGCGTTATAAGAATGTATATCTCCACTTGTAACCTCCTCTGTAAAGTTATCGTCACCTATGTAATGACATAAGGCTCTCATCTGATTACCTGCTGAGTCAGCTCCGACTACTCGATAGCCTTCCTCACATATAAACAGTGACCTCATCTCTTTACCCCATGCAGCTTCTACACTAGGTAAGTTAGTTATTATCTCATGTCTAGCTCTGAATGTAGGTGTTCCAATGACCCACATCTTACCATGAAGTCTTTTATCTTTGACTGCCTCAAGCCAGCCCTCTAGTATAGACTTTCTAGACCGAGTGGTGTAGTATCTATCTATGTCCTTACCTATATCACCTAAGAGAGCTAAACTAGTTGTTGTTAGCTTAGGACTTGTCTTGTGAAACTCATAACCGACCTTCTTATAGTTCCAGTCATCAG